GGGGGGACCTTATAGTATGCCGACTAAAAGTTAGCATATAGGTAAGGACTATAGGTCTCCATATAGTCAGGAGGGTGATATTAATCATAATCCCTCCAATACAGATAGTCACCGACCATAGATACAGGAGGTATGTAGCATATGGCAAAGACCAAAGCTGTACTTAAAGCTCTGGCGACCAATCGAGCTACATACAGGTTTCTTGCTGCTGTTCTACTTGCTGCTGGCGTTACTGCTGGAAGTCAGTGGGTCGGGTGGGTCGAGACTCTCGTATGTTCTCTGGTCTCTCAGTGTAGTTAACGCAATCATGGTAACGATTCATGAGCGGAAGACCTAAGGTCAGTACGTGGATAAAGACTCACTCTACTGACCTTAGCTACTGTAGGTCAAGGACTTTAGGTAACACCTTAATAGAAGCTCACTTAGGGTCATCCTACTTATTGGTCTATCCTAGTGTCGCCTGACCTACGGTCCTTGACCTACAGTAGCTGCCACCTACAGTCTTCGATGAGTTTTGGACCAAAAGTTTGAGACCACATCTCACAGTTCAAGAACCTCAAGTCTCCCCATAGGCCCTCTTTAAGTCCAGACCAAAGGCCCTGCCCCTAGACCTTCGGTCTAAACTTCAGGTCGTTGACTCAAGGTTGACCCATAGTCCTGACGATAGGTCTAGGCTATGGCTGGAGGTCAGGACGATAGGTTGGGACTATTGGTCTTCTCTGAGTCTCTATCTGTAATAACCATAGGTCTCAACAACCATAGGTCTCAACAACCATAGGTCTCAACAACCATAGGTCTCAACAACCATAGGTCTCAACAACCATAAGTCCTACAACCTACAGTCTCACCGACCTACAGTCACAACCATAGGTCCTACAACCTACAGTCTCACTACCTACAGTCATTGACTCCTGCTGTACCTACAGTCTAACTAACCTACAGTCACAACCATAAGACACCAACACCCACAGTCAGAGACCTACAGTTAATAGACACACAGCTATAGACTTAAGGTCAAAGACATGTTAGTCAAAGACTATATCCTCTTACACTATGAGGCCGACGATAGCTTAATCAATATTATTTAAGATTACCTATTGACTATAGGTCTAGATTATGGCTTAATAGCTTCCGTCAACACGACACGGCAACAACCGGATAGTGAAGACGCCGGGTCATCCTGGTTAAGTAGACAGCCTGATAAGTCATACGAAAAACAGGCAGATGACAGAAAGTAGTTGACAAGCAGTAACGACTTAAAGTAATATGTACCACATCGAAACGACAGTGAGTCCCAACACTGAAACGGGATAGCACGGCGACGACAGCCAACGCGAATGCTCTTTAACAATCTGGATAAACTCTTAATGTGCGCCGATAGCGACTAACTACAGGGTCTTTGAGTCTACATCTGAAGGCCCTGACTGATAGTCACTAACACACACACGATTAACTTTGAGAGGATATAACTATGGAACGTAACGCCAATGCATACTATGAGCTGCTGGCTGCAACCGTTGAGGCATTTAACGAGCGTATTCAGTACGACAAGATAGCTGAAGGTGACGACTACAGCGATGCGCTGCATGAGGTCGTAGACGGCAATGTTCCGCACTATTACCACGAGATTTTCACGGTGATGGCTGCTGATGGTATAGACCATGAGTTCGAAGACTCTGGGCTGATGCCTGAGACCAAGGACGTAACGCATATACTGCAAGCTCGCATCTATGAGGCGCTGTATATCGACGTGTCTAATAGCTCTGATGTCGTCTGGTTTGAGGCTGAAGAGGGCGACGAGTGATGGTAACTTATGGTCTCTGCCAGCACCACGTCACCAACGCCCGGCTTATGGTCAAGACCGGGCAGTTAAACCATGATGCGGCTATGCGTCTCCTGAAAGCGGTATATGATGGCCGCAAGCGTATACACGACAGCTTATACGCTGAGTGATAGACGAGAGGTCAGCTAACTGATAGGTGGCCTCAAAGATTATCACTTAAATTGATAGGAGTTAACTAATGAAATTTACAGTCATCGCACTTTACATCGCCATCATTCTGTCATGGCTAACTGCGGTCATAGTCGATGGGAATGCACTACGTCTTGGCTGGCTGGCAGTGGACATAATATTCTCTCCGGTAGGGGTCGTGCGCGGTCTACTGATGTGGATTGGACTGGCGGGATAATCTATGAGTATTGGACATTGGGTATGCTTATCTCCGGTCATCTTTCTGATAGCTTGGGGGATATACGACTGTATTAAACGGAAATCGCTATGATATCTGCACTATTGATAGCCATAGGCTATGGACTTATCGCCTACGTGCTGGTGAGAGACATCAACAAAGCGCGTAAAGTCTACAAATTAAACTATGTACGTCTGGTCCGCTGGACTGTACGTCAACCTAACGGACGATTCATGCGCAACTTAGCGAACGTCTGGGATATAGCAACCTTAGGGAGCAAACTGTAATGAATATGTCAAATCTGGTACACGCACTGGATCAAATCACAGCGCTACGCGCCTTCACCGATAAGAACGGCGTAGAGTGGAAGTACGTCGGCACGGACTCTCGTGGTCGCAACTACTGGGAGGAGACCGGGAACAAGACTGCTTATGTGCATCGCCACTCGTCACACACCGCACGTCAACAGCAGGAGCGGGACCGTGTACTACAGGCACGACTCCGGGCCGAGGGCCATAAGTCCGAGCTGATGTGTCTGGCGTATGGTGGACGACCGATCACCGACGATGGTAAACTTCTGGTCTCAGGCTGGAAGGCGATAGACCAACGGTCAACCATCAAGCACACGACTCATGGTGACTTCAGTCATCTTCACGCTAACCCACTGATATGCAAGTGATTCTGACTTAACTATCACTATAGGACTCAAGGTCTAAGACTCCAAGTGAAAGACCAAAGAGACTTTAAGTGAAAGACTAATAACAAGGACTTTAAGTATGAGCGTCATCTCCATTGACAAACACGACTTCTCTGACGTGTCGAACGCAATTGAGCCGTTTAACCTGCTGGCCGACCACTACGGGCAGGACCTTGCAGTAAAACAGCTTCAGCTTGAGCATGAGGCATACACTGAAGGCGAGCGACGTTTCATCAAGAACCTTGAGCGCCAGACAGAGCGCGGGGAACTGGCAGACAATCAGGTCGCCAAACCTTTGATGCAGACTCTGGTCCCTAAGATTGCGCAAGCCGTCAAGGAGTGGCATGAAGGCCCAGACGGGAAGCTGTCAACCTCTCGTCCTAGCGTAGCGTTCACCATGTTGAGCACTGAAGAGAAGGCCGTAAAGGACCGCTCTCTGCGCATCTCCTGTGAGTCTGCTGCGGTCATCATACTGAAGGTCATCCTCTCCAAGCTGGTCAAGCCTGAAGGTATCCCGATTACACCGATGGCCTCCGCGATAGGCCGTACACTTGAGGATGAAATCCGCTTCGGTCGCATTCGTGACAAGGAGCAGGAGCACTTCAAGAAGGCGATAGCTGAGAACCTGAACAAGCGAGCCGGGGCATCCTATAAGAAAGCCTACATGCAAGCGGTTGAGACCTCCATGCTGGAGCAAGGTCAACTGGAAGATGCGTGGGGTACTTGGAGTCCGACCGAAGCGGTACACGTTGGCATCAAGATGCTTGAGATTGTCATCCAGTCTACACAACTGGTTGAGCTTAAGCGTTACGGTGCTGGCAATGCAGCGACTGATGTTGAGATGGTCCACCTGTCAGACTTCTGGGTAAAGAAGATGGCACAACGTGGATTCAGCCTTGCGGGTATTGCGCCAGTCTATCAGCCTTGCGTCGTTCCACCTAAGCCGTGGACGGGTGTCGTAGGTGGTGGGTACTGGGCCAAAGGTCGCAGACCATTACCACTGATTCGCTTAGGGTCTAAGTCTGCGGTAGCACGTTACGAAGACGTGTATATGCCTGAAGTCTACGAGGCAGTAAACATCATCCAGAATACACCTTGGAAAGTGAACAAGAAGGTGCTGGACGTGGTGAACATGGTAGAGAAGCTGAACAATACGCCTATTGATGACATCCCTCAGATGGAACCACTGAAGCCTGAGGACTATGCGGGTGAGACCGAGGAGGAACTCAAGGCATGGAAGAAGGCTGCTGCTGGCATCTATCGCCGCGAGAAGGCCAGACAGTCACGCAGATTGTCACTGAGCTTTATCGTCAACCAAGCGAATAAGTTCTCTCAGTTCAAGGCCATCTGGTTCCCATACAACATGGACTGGCGCGGTCGCGTCTACGCTGTGCCGATGTTCAACCCTCAGGGTAACGACATGCAGAAGGGTCTCCTGACTCTGGCAGTCGGTAAGCCTATTGGTGCTGATGGTTTCAAATGGCTGAAGGTCCATGGTGCAAACTGTGCGGGTGTCGATAAAGTCACCTTCGAGGAGCGCATCAAGTGGGTGGAAGACAACCACGACAACATCATGGCTGCTGCCAAAGCCCCGATGGATAGCATTGAGTGGTGGGGCAGGTTAGACTCTCCGTTCTGCTTCCTTGCGTTCTGCTTCGAGTATGCTGGCGTAATGCACCACGGCCTGTCTTACTCCTGCTCGCTACCGATAGCGTTCGATGGGTCCTGCTCTGGGATTCAGCACTTCAGCGCGATGCTTCGTGACCACATCGGTGGACATGCAGTAAACCTGACGCCATCCGGTAAGGTCCAAGACATCTACCGCATCGTGTCCGACCGCATTGAGGAGGAGCTTAAAGTCCTGCTGGTTAACGGTACGGACAACGAGATGGTAACTCACGAGGACAAGAAAACTGGTGAGATTACCGAACGTCTCAAGCTGGGGACACGAGAGCTGGCCCGTCAGTGGCTGACCTACGGTATGTCACGCAAGGTCACTAAGCGTTCGGTCATGACTCTGGCCTACGGGTCGAAAGAGTATGGCTTCGCAGACCAAGTTTACGAGGATATCGTGATGCCAGCGATTGATTCAGGGTCTGGCGCTATGTTCACTGAACCAAGCCAAGCGTCTCGCTTCATGGCTAAGATGATTTGGGAAGCTGTGAGTGTGACCGTAGTTGCTGCGGTTGACGCGATGAAGTGGCTGCAAGGTGCTGCCAAGCTGCTGGCTGCTGAGGTGAAGGACAAGAAGACTGGTGAAACCCTGAAGCCTTGCCTTCCGGTACACTGGGTCACACCTGATGGTTTCCCTGTCTGGCAGGAATACCGCAAGAAGGATACTACTCGTCTGAACCTTATGTTCCTAGGGTCATTCAACCTTCAGCCTACAGTCAACAAAGGCACTAAGAAGGAGCTGGACAAGCACAAGCAGGAGTCAGGCATTAGCCCGAATTTCGTCCACTCGCAAGATGGTAGCCACCTCCGCAAGACTGTAGTCCACACGCACCGCAAGTATGGCGTGATGTCATTCGCAGTGATTCACGATAGCTTTGGGACCATCCCGGCTGACGCTGAATATCTGTTCCGTGGCGTCCGTGAGACGATGGTTGAGACCTACCGAGACAACGATGTGCTGCTTGACTTCTACGAGCAGTTTGAATACCAGCTACATGAGAGTCAGCGCGACAAGCTGCCTGAGCTTCCGAAGAAAGGTAAACTGAATATCGAAGACATCTTGTCTTCAGACTTTGCATTCGCTTAACAGGAGAGAGTTATGAAATTTGCACACAAGCAGGCTGGCGTTAATGGTGGGACTCAAATCGTGACCGTAACAGAACACAACGGCAAGGGTCTGGTGAAGACCACGGTCATCCCTACCGAGCTGTCAAAACAGCTTAACGTACCATTCAAGACCCTCGTCCATCTTGTGGAATCCAACCACGAGAAGTACCTGAAAGACGCAGTGTCTAAGCTGGAGCAGACCAAATGACAGACCTACAGTTACTGGCCTTGTGGCTAGGAGCACTAGCAGTATTCACTTTAATCCAACGCAGAAGAGGTTAGCCTAAACTATCACTATAGGATTAGACTCAAGGTCATGACTCAAAGTCGTGGCCTTCATGATTAACCCTATAACCTAAATAACTGGAGCTACAACATGTATCAGAACACTATCAACTTAGAGCGCATCCGTGAACGTCAGCAGACTGAAGATTACATTCCGAAGGGCCGCAAGCTGAACAAGACCAAGCGTGGCGGTGGTGTCAAGGGTGCTTTCCGTAACGCTGAAGGTAAAGACTCTCTGGTAAACCAAGAGAAGTATTCCGTAGGAGCGTAAACATGGGCATGTTCTCAAGAGCGCATAGCGGCAACCTGAACACTCTGCGTACAGCCATCAACAACTGGCAGACCGAGACGGACTACAATGCAGATGTCAGCACTTGGTTTGACCCGGTGATGAACAGAACTTGTATCAAAGCGGTAATAGCCCACGTTCACACACGAGAGGTGCTCATCGAGAAGGACTTCACGGAGTACCCGAATATCCGCGACGCAGATGTGCAGACCATTGTGATCGCCACTTGGTTCAATAAACAGTTCAACGACTACACTGGTCGATTCCTTTAATTCTGGAGACATTAACGATGACAACTATCAAAACCAACCCGCACCGCGCTGTAGATTACTCTGAGTCAGGCGTTACGAAAGCACTGGCAGTAGCAGGGTCGCTGGAAGCTGAAGTGAAGTATGACGGTGTGCGGTTGAACCTTCCGGTGCTGCGAGAGGGTGAGACTTATTGGTTAAGCCGTGAGTCTAAACCACTACCAGCACTTGAGTGGATGAACTCTGAGTTAGGCAATGCGTGGACTCAGGCTGACTGGAGGTGGTTCCTTCGTCAAGCTGGCTATGAAGGTATCGGCCTAATGATTGATGGCGAGGTCATGGTCAAAGGTGTTGACTTTAATACGTCCTCAGGTCTCATTCGAACCAAGTGGCTCAAGCCTAACAACGAGGAGTTCGCTGAATGCTATTCGGGCCGTGGCAAGAAGGTCCCGTTCTGGGTCGCCCGGTCACGACTTAAGGTTGTGGTTTACGGTATTGTCGACATGACAACCATTGCTGACCCGAAAGCAGAAGGTCCTATCCACAGCGTCACACGCCTGAAGGCCGAAGCTATCGTCCCTCTCCTCCAGAAATACTTCCCGGAAATCGACTGGGTTCTGTCTGAGTCGCACACGGTCTATGACCTTGAGTCGCTCAACTCCCTGTACGAACAGAAGCGTCTGGAAGGACACGAGGGTCTGGTAGTCAAGGACCCGCTGGGTAAATACAAGCGTGGCAAGAAGTCAGGCATGTGGAAAATGAAGCCAAGCGAAGAGGCAGATGGTCACGTTGTTCGTCCGGTGTGGGGAACGGAAGGTTTAGCCAACGAAGGTCTGGTCATTGGGTTTGACGTTATGCTTGAGAACGGGATGGAGGTCTCCGCAACTAACATTAGTCGCGCCCTTATGTCCGAGTTCACAGAGAACGTCAAGTCAGACCCAGATTACTACAAAGGGTGGGCCTGTCAGATTACCTACATGGAGGAGACACCAGATGGAAGTTTGCGACATCCGTCATTCGACCAGTGGCGAGGGACTGAGGACAATCCTACAGTCAAGATTTAAGGTTGACCGGACGGCTCCTTCGGGAGTCTCCAACCTGAAGGGTAAACACTTAGGTTATCGACGCAAGGACGGCTACTGGATTATAAACACAACCAAGGGTCAACTCCTTGCCCACCGGGTAGTCTGGGAGCTAACTCACGGTCCGATACCGGAAGGAATGGTTATTGACCATATAAACAGAGACCCTTCTGATAACCGCATTGAGAACCTAAGGTGTGTGACTCAGGCAGTGAACCTGACGAACGTCGCCGTCCGTAGCCACTGCAAGTCTGGCGAGAAGTATATTAACTTTGAGCCAAGGACTGGTCGCTGGCAACTGAGGATAAAGCGTAAGTCATACGGTACGTTCGCTACCATAGCCGAGGCGGTAGCCTTAAGAGATTCATTATAACGTCAACCCAGTGGTCTTCGGACTGCTGGGTTTCTTTGCTTATGCTAGAAAGCTATCGTCTGGGCCACCAGCTAGACCCTAAGCTATCACTATAGGACACCCATAACTTCGACCTAAGGAGACTCTATGTCTAAGAACTTAATGTTCAATCGTTATTCCAATACCTTCCACCTGTCCAACAACCCGTTCGCTTGCATTAAGCGCAACGAGAAGCTGTGCTACTTCGGGAAGGCCGTTAAGCTGGCACCTACAGTCTTCGCTCTGATTACTCCGGGTAAAGCTGAAGAGGCTCGCCAGAAGCGTGAGACCGACGTACCTGTGGTCTACACAAAGTGGCCACGCGTCCGTCTGTTCGTTGAGTTCGTGAAGGAGGTGGTTAATGCTTAACCGTACACCAACTGTTGTCAAAGAACTTTTGGCACTTAACGTTGACGTAAGAGACGAAGCTAGCTGCGGTAATGGGGTGAGCTGCAAGGGACTATCATGTGACCGATGCCCAATGGTCGGTAAGAGGACAGGTACTGGCGAGTACAAGACCCTTCGTGACTTACGGGCCTCTGTGGGAACGTGCAGTGAAGACGATGGCGTTCGCAAGCCATCTCACTATCAGGTCTTTGACGGCGTGGAATCCATTGAGATTATCGCACGGTCAATGACTGTGAGTGAGTTCCGTGGGTTCTGCATGGGTAACGTCCTGAAGTATCGACTCCGGGCTGGTAAGAAGTCAGAGCTGGCAACTATGGAGAAGGACCTGAACAAAGCGGCCTTCTATCAGGAGCTGTTCGACCTGCATAAAGGTAAGTGCTATGTTGCCGAGTGAGTGGTGCCGGGAGATGTATGAGAAGACTCTCAACCCGGACTACATTACACTATACAACCAATGGAAGGAGCGTGGTTTATGACTGAGGTTGAGAAGAAATACATCGTGGAGCTTGAGGGTCGAGTTCAGTCCTTCGAGGTTCCGGTGTACGCAAAGTCTCTTGAAGAGGCTACCCTGAAGTCCCAAGAGTATGAGGACGCTGGGTTTGTGGTAGGACGGATTCGTCCTGAGACTTAAACTATCACTGTAGGACAGACGTCCAGTTCGTAACTTTAAATTAGGAGATTTACACCAATGGCTAAAGAGCAACTGAAGACTTTCACCACTCCGGTAGCTGGTATCGTTGAGCCTTACGCATGGCTGAACAAAGCAGACACCAAGTTCAACGAGCGTGGTGAACATAAAGTCAACCTGACATTCGACCTGAGCAACCCGAAGGTCCGTAAGATGATTGATGTCTTACAGAAGATTCACGACGATGCATATGCGAAAGCACTCGCAGACCACGAGAAGAACCCGCCTCAGGTTCAGCGTGGCAAGAAGCCTATTGAACCACGAGAAGGCGACATGCCGTGGATTGAGAATGGTGACGGTACTGTTACCCTGAAGTTTAAATGCTTCGCGTCTTACCTGAAAGACGGCAAGTCCGAGCCTATCGTATTACGGTTCTACGACACCGATGCTAAACTCATCCGTGACGTCCCGAATATTGGCTCAGGGTCTAAGCTGAAGGTCAAGTTTAAAGTCCTGCCGTTCAAGTGGAACGCTGCGACTGGTGCAAGCATTAAGCTCCAGCTTGAGTCCTGCCTTATGGTAGAACTGAAGGAGTGGAAAGGTGATGGTGCTGGTGGCGATGGTGGCTGGGGTGATGATGAAGACCTCGGTACTGGCTACAAAGCGCCAACCGATGGTGACTTCGGGTCTGATGACTTCGGCGACGATGGTTCCGAAGGTGGTGATGAAGATACTGCAGGAGACTACGACTTCTAAATGACGCTGAAAGAGAAACTGGAGGCTTACTCTAAGGTTTCTCCTTCGGGATGCTGGGAGTGGCAACGCTCCCGGACTAAAACTGGTTATGGTCAAATAGCTATAGGTCATCAGAAACAGGACTATTCTCACCGAGTTTCGTACAGGGAGTACAAAGGTCATATACCTGATGGATTGGTTGTTAGACATAAATGTGATAACCCTTGCTGCTGTAACCCTGAGCACCTTGAAGTTGGGACTCAGAAGGACAACATGCAGGACTGCGTGAAGCGGGGACGTCACTCGAAACCGCCAGTATTCGAAGGAGAAGCTAATCACAAGACTAAGCTGACCGAGGAAGACGTAGCGTTTATCCTGAAGTCCAAGCTGAGGCCTATAGAACTTGCTAAGATGTTTGGCGTTACTCCGCAAGCTATTAATTGGAGACGCAAGAATGGCAAGAACGATTAGCCGAGGGCATCAAGTAGGAATATATAGGTCTGGACTAGAAGCAAAGAACCAAGAGTGGCTGGAGAAGAACGGAGTTAAGGCTGAGTACGAGATGTATAGCATCAAGTACACAATACCAGAATCTCTTCACAGTTATTGTCCAGACTTTGTACTGCCCAACGGAATAATTGTGGAGACCAAAGGAATCTTCGCAGTGGAAGACCGCAAGAAGCACCTATTGATTAGAGAACAGCACCCAGAGTTAGACATTCGGTTCGTGTTCTCAAGTTCCCGCTCCAAGTTATACAAAGGGTCTCCGACCACGTATGGCGCATGGTGCGAAAAGAACGGCTTTAAGTTTGCCGACAAGTTTATCCCGGTTGAGTGGCTGAGAGAGGCGACTGTACGTCTGCCTTCTGGTATACTCATCCCCAAGAAGAAAGGAGTTAAGTGATGACTCAGAAATATAGACTTAAGACTGGATTCAACGGGTGGCCAGCAGGCACTATCGTTACGAAATGTTCGAAAGACCCTGTACCATCACCTGTAATGACTCTGGTGGAATCCTCCGAGAGGGGAATCTACAAACACGGAGCGGAAGGTTATAACACTCAGCCTGACGGTATGTGGGGAGCGTGGGTTATAAATAATCAGCTTGAGGAAATCTTAGAGGATAAACCGCAAGTCCTGCCAGCCTCAAGTGTCCCTCCTGTCACAGTTAAACGTGAAGTCCTGACCATCAACAAGATCGGTGTAGGTCAGACGTTCATCGTCCACGGTAAGCCTGACGAAGTGTACGTGAAGATTAGCAACTCTCACGTCTTCAACCATAAGTTGCTCCAGATGCACACGACTGACGCACAGCGCTTCCAACGTCATCTGAACCTCGTAGCTGTAGAGCTGGTGGTGTACGATGGTGAGTAAGGTTCAGTTCAACCCACGGTCACGGACTGACGCTATCTTCGTTCACTGTTCGGCTACCAAGCCAGATATGGACATCGGGGTAGAGACAATCCGTATGTGGCACAAGCAGCAAGGCTGGCTGGACGTAGGCTACCACTTCGTCATCAAGCGTGATGGCACTGTGGAAGAAGGCCGCCCGGTCAATGTCGTAGGGTCACACGTTAAGGACTGGAACTCCCGGTCCGTAGGCGTCTGCCTTGTAGGTGGGATCAACGCTAATGGCAAGTTTGAAGCTAACTTCACTCCAGCCCAGATGGACTCCCTGCGCATCAAGCTGGATGACCTGAAGGTCCTGTATCCTCAGGCAGAAATCAAAGCACACCATGACGTAGCACCTAAGGCCTGTCCAAGTTTTGACTTGCAACGCTGGTTGACTACCAACGAACTGGTCACTTCCGACCGTGGTTAATAAACTCTAAAGGAGAACAACTTAATGATTAAACTTATTGAATTTCTAGGTCGTCTGGTGGTGCGTGGTTATCGTCGTGCTGCGGTTCTGGAACGAAAGGTAGAAAAGAAGACTGCTGATGATGCGGCTGATGCTGCTGCTCTGGCTGACAAGCTGACCATCGCATCACTGGAAGCTGGCATGAAGGCTCGTCAGGCTGATACCAAAGCTAACCAGTTGGCTCAGTTCTTCAAAGACTAAACTATCACCTTAGGGATGGGACCATGAGTCCTGTCCCTTTGTTCGCATTTATGATTAAGGAGTGACCAATGGCTAAACCAAAGTCATATTACCAACAACACGGAAAGCCTAGGGTCCATGTTCAAGTCTGGACTGAGGCAAACGGTCCTGTTCGAAGTATGCTGTTGGCTACACACTAAGCGGGAGGAGGTTCACGGTGAATTTTCGAGACGAGGATGAAGAGAGTGTCTTTCTGTATCACACCCAGTGTCCAGACTGCGGCTCCTCAGATGCCTGTGGAGTCTATTCCGACTCTCATATGTACTGCTTCGCCTGTGACCCTTCAGTCGCATGGAAGAAAGGAGACATGGAGTTGACCGAGGGATACACACCCTCAGGAGGTAGAAAGCAAGTGAGCAATCTGTTAACGTTCGGTGAGAACGCTGGACGATATGTCCCACTACCAGCCCGTAGTCTCAGCATGGAGATATGCAAGAAGTACAGCTACTGGGTGGGTAACATGGGTGGCAAGATGGTTCAGGTCGCTGATTATTACGACAGGTCCGGGACCAAGGTAGGACAGAAAGTCCGAGACGCTGAGAAGAACTTCACGGCTATCGGTAGCGTCAAGTCCGACATGTTGTTCGGCTCTCAGATCTGGAACGGTGGTAAGAAGATAGTCATCACCGAGGGTGAGATAGACGCTCTGTCTGTGGCTCAGGTGCAGGACGGTAAGTATCCGGTTGTATCTCTTCCATTAGGCGCTAAGTCTGCGAAGAAAGCTATGGCTGCGAACCTTGAGTATCTCGACCAGTTCGAAGAGATAATCTTGATGTTCGATATGGATGAACCGGGTCGTCAGGCCATTGAGGATGCAGCACCAGTCTTACCAGCAGGTCGGGTTAAGGTTGCGTTCATCAACGGATATAAAGACGCCAACGCTGCACTTCAGGCAAAGGACTTCAAGGCCATCACCGATGCTATCTGGAATGCTAAACCTTTCGTCCCCGCTGGTGTGGTATCAGCGGCAAGCCTGAAGGACCGCACACGAGAGGCAATGCTTAAGGCAGAGACTGAAGGTCTCATGTTCTCGTCATGCACAACACTCAACGCGATGACACTAGGTGCGCGAGCTGGTGAGCTTATCATGGTGACTTCAGGTTCAGGCATGGGTAAATCTACCTTCGTCCGTCAGCTACTCTTAGAGTGGGGCAGGGGCGGTAAGCGTGTGGGTATGGCTATGCTTGAAGAGGCTGTAGAGGAAACAATTCAGGACCTTATGGGTCTTGACAATAACGTCCGTCTACGCCAGAGCAAGGAACTGAAGCAAGCCATCTTAGAGGACGGAAGGTTCGACGAATGGTATGACAAGCTGTTCGGAGACGATAAGTTCCACCTGTACGATTCATTCGCCGAGTCAGAGGAAGACACCTTGTTCGCTAAGTTGTCCTACATGGTGGATGGTCTAGACTGTGACGTAATACTGCTTGATCACATCTCAATCGTTGTGTCGGGCATGGAAGATAACTCAGATGAACGTAAGACCATTGACCGAATCATGACTCGTCTCAAGAAGTTTGCGAAGACGAAGGGTGTGGTTGTCGTGGTCATATGCCACCTGAAGAACCCAGAGAAAGGTAAATCGCATGAAGAAGGACGACCTGTTTCAATCACTGACCTACGTGGTTCTGGTGCTCTCCGTCAACTGTCTGATACTATCATCGCACTGGAGCGTAACCAGCAAGGCGATACTCCTAACGTTGTCCAGCTTCGTTTGCTTAAGTGCCGCTTTACTGGTGACACGGGAGTGGCAGGACACCTCGAATACAACAAGACGACCGGGTGGCTTGAACCGATTAGCTTCGCTGGCAGCAGCGGAGAAGAGGATAGCGGCTCGTGGGAGGATACGGACTTCTAGGCGTGATATAGCTGATTATAAGAATTTTATGGAGGACCGTTAGTGTTAAAGAAACTTAAAGCTCGCTACCATCGGTTCATGTACAAATGGTGGAGTGATGAAGCAACATGCCTGTCCAACATTCTGGGAGACCAAAGGTTCGACTCTAAGGCATGGAAGAAAGCTAACCGGAAGTTTATGTATCACTTCTTGCGTACAGACTTCTAGGTCTAGACTCAAGGTCATTCACATCGAGTGGCCTTTATGATTAGACTAAACGGAGGATTAACCATGTTTGACCTTAAGAGTATCTGGGGTTCTGACATCGAGACAAACGGTCTCCTTGATACAGTCTCCCAGTTCCACTGCGGGGTCCTGATTAACGCCGAGTCGAATGAGACCCTTAAGTATGGGGTAGCTCCGATGGTCGGTATCGTCGGTGGCTTCAAAGAGTATGTGCATAAAGTGGAAGAGATTGCCGCATCACCTGATGGTATGCTGGCATTTCACAATGGTATCACCTATGACGTCCCTGCTATTGACAAGCTGAAACGTCTGTACTTTGGGAAACGCTTTAACTTCCCGAAACACAAGATGATTGATACCTTGGTGCTGGGACGCTTGATGTATCCAAACATTAAGTTCTCAGACATGGGAGCGGTGAAAGCTGGTCGTCTGCCACCTCAGATGATGGGACGACAGTCTCTTGAGGCTTGGGGTTATCGTCTCGGTGAGATGAAAGGTGAGTACAAACACGATTACGTTGCCAAGTGCAAGGCTGAAGGTATCGAATATAAGGCTGGGGACGAATGGTTGTTCCCGTCTCAGAAGATGCTGGACTATAACGTTCAAGACGTTGTGGTCACACTGGCGTTGTTCAAGAAGTTCCTGACTGACAAGTATTACTTCCAGTCTGAACAGTTCGCTTTCGACCAGATTTATGCGTTGCGTCTGGAACATGATGCTGCGTGGACCTGTGCGAAGATGGAACGTAACGGCTATCCAATGAACACCGAGATGGTCGAAGGCTTATATCGTGAACTCACCGTCAAACGTGCAGAGCTGCTTGACAAGCTGCGTTCGACTTTCGGTAGCTGGTACGCACCAAAGGGAGGCAAGGAGTTCTTCCGGCACCCACGGACAGGCAAGGACCTTCCGAAGTATCCACGAGTCGTGTATCCTAAGGTCGGGTCAGTATTCAAGAAGCCGAAGAACAAAGCTCAACGCTTAGGTCTGGAGCCTTGCGAGTTCGACTCACGAGACACGATGGAGGGAGCACCGTTCACACCTATCACTTACGTTGAGTTTAATCCGGGAAGCGGAGACCACTTAGCGAAAGTTCTGATGGAGCGTGGTTGGGAGCCTGTGGACTTCACTGACACCGGTAAACCTGTAGTCGATGACGAGACGTTAGAACACGTTAAGTTGCCAGACTTAGAGGCTCAGGCTTGCGTAGAGCTGGTCCGTGAGTATCTGGTAGTCCAGAAGCGCATCGGTCAGGCTGCTGAAGGTAAGAACGCATGGTTGAAACTTGTAGGTCCAGACGGACGTATGCACGGTTCAATCAACCCATGCGGGGCAGTAACAGGACGTGCGACTCATAGTTCACCAAACATGGCTCAGGTCCCTGCTAACGGTGCTCCATATGGTGAGATTTGCCGTGGTGCTTTCGGTGCAGCTTGGAACAAAACGGATGGTAAGCCAGACCCTTGGATTCAAGTTGGTGTGGATGCTTCAGGTCTTGAGCTTCGTTGTCTGGGGAACCGAGCAGCTCCATTTGATGGTGGTGACTATGCGAAGACTGTGGTCGAAGGTGACATCCACTGGGCCAATGCAGTCAACGCTGGGTTAGCACCTAACGTCCCACGCGATAAGTCGAACCACGACCATGATGCTTTCCGTAACAACGCTAAGACGTTCATCTATGCGTTCCTGTATGGTGCAGGGGCAGCTAAGATTGGACTGATAGTAGGAGGAGGTAAGAAGGAAGGTTCAGCTCTCATGAAGAAATTCATTGAGGGTACACCAGCCATCAAAGACCTCAGGGAAGCTGTTAGTAATACGTTAATCTCAGACTCTAAGTGGGTGGACGGTGAGAATATCGTCAAGTGGAAACGCCGTTGGTTGCGTGGACTTGATGGTCGCCGTATCCACATCCGGTCTCCACACTCAGCACTGAACGCATTACTCCAAGGAGATGGTGCGGTAGTCTGTAAGCACTGGATTGTAGAGACTGAACGTATGCTCGAAGAGGCAGGGTATGTTCACGGCTGGGAAGGTGACTTTGCGTACATGGCTTGGGTGCATGACGAATTGCAGATTGCGTGTCGTACTCAGGAGATTGCCGAAGAAGTCGTCAAGATTGCTCAACTTGCTATGCGTAAGGTGGGTGAGTTTTATAACTTTAAATGTGTCCTTGATACCGAAGGTAAGATTGGACCAACGTGGAAGGAGTGTCACTAATGGCTATGACCAAACGCGCTATCGTAAGTTTCAACCTTAAGGCTGTACTTCCTACAGACCAAGAGGAATTCATCATTAAGGGTCTGCGAGAGCTGGCTAAAGACGTTCACTCAGGTGAAATCAATCCTGATGGTAAGCAGCGCCATATGCTTACCCTGTGGCTGACGGAAGGTATGGACGCAGTGATTGAGTTTGTTCTGCGTGACAGCTTCCGTTCAACGATTAAAGAGGCTGTACAGGAGTATTCAGACGCAGAGTTCTTCAGTGTCTCACCAGCTACTGTGAGGTTCAAGCAATGAGTGAATACTTACGGGTCCTAGCGGCCCTTAAGTCCTGCCCGAAGACCTTCCAGTCCAACTATGTGCGCAACAACGCTGCACTTGTGGCTGAGGCTGCGAGTCGTGGACATCTGAGCTGCCTGTCTACGGATGGGCGTAACAATGGTGCGTGGGAGATTACCGCTGAAGGCGTTAAGTTCCTGAACCAACACGGAGGCTGTCTGTGAGTGAAAAGAAAATAGCTCTTGTGTTAGATGGTGACTATCTGGTCTTCTCTTCTATGGCTGCTGCCGAGGACGAGACAGACTGGGGTGATGACATCTGGACCCTTATCTGCGACCATGAGAAGGCTCGTCGTATCCTTGAGAACACCATCGCTGAAATCGTTAAGAAGCGTAAGGCGTGGAAAGACGCTAAGATTGTGATGTGCTTTACTGATGATAACAACTGGCGTAAGGATGTTCTACCTACCTATAAGGCCAACCGTAAAGGTTCTCGCAAGCCTGTAGGTTACAAGAAGTTCGTAGCCGAAGTGATGGCTGACCCACGGTTCAACAGCTTCCTGCGTCCTACGCTTGAGGGTGATGACTGTATGGGCATCATCGGTACCCGACCTCAGATTGTTGGGTGCGATCATGCGGTGCTGGTGTCCTGTGATAAGGACTTCAAGACCATCCCGAACTGTGAGTTCTTCTGGTTAACAACTGGTGAAATCCTGAGTCATACGACTGCTGAGGCAGACTACTGGCACATGGAGCAGACCATCAAGGGTGACACTACAGATGGCTACGGAGGTATTCCGGGGATGGGTGAGGATACCACTCGTGCGTTCCTTGACGAGCCGTACTACTTCGTGCAGGAGAGCCGTGAGCTTAAGACTGGTAAGAACAAAGGCCAGATTAAGACTGAGTGGAAGAAGTATCCGAAGCGTGAAGACATGACGCTGTGGGACTGCATGGTTACACTGGCTGCTAAGGCTGGCATGACCGAGGAGGAACTTCTGGTCCAAGCTCAGGTCGCTCGTATTTGTCGAGCCTCCGACTACGACCCTAAGTCCAAGGAGGTCATCCTGTGGACACCATCCATGTAATCTACTGGGCCGGACTTCTGGCCCTTTACTGCATGTACAAGTGGTTCGGGTCGAACAACCGTCCTAAACACTGAGTCTAACCGATAGTCATATCCTATCAATCCAATAGTCATCCATAGGTGAAACACTAAACTATCACTATAGGGACTTTAGGACCTAAGATATGACTATAAGATAGACTTTAGTCTTAACTTAAAGAGGAGATTCAAGATGGCGATTAATGCTATTGAAAACGTTGTTAAGCAGTTACAGGAAGAAAGACTTGATGTCCCGAACATCTCCCAGTCTGCCATCCAGTTCCTGCACGTATTGTTCAACGCAAGCTACGCTGAGAAGATGGGAGCTATTAGTCTCCTCAAGCAGCAGGGCTACAGCGATGCGTTCATTGCCGGGTTTATCAAGGGTCTCCAGTATTGCTCTGACACTCTCGACTCTGCGATTGCTATGCGTCGTGAGCTGAAAGATACCGTTCAGTTCGATTAACTGTAGGAGGGACTATGTGTTTCAGTCCAAAGATTAGCACTCCGAAGCCTTCGGTCCAAGCACCTGAACCAGCACCTCTGAGTGAGGAAGTTGCGTCAGTTGACATCGGGGCTGAATCTGATGTTGACACCAACGAGACCAAAGGTATCAAAGACCTGAAGGTCAAGAAGGAGTCTGCACCTAAAGATAAATCGTCAGTGAGTCGCGCTATGCGTAACTCTGGCGTCAACATGGGGTAAGACAATGCTACCATATCTCAACTCACGCGAAGGTCGCCATATGTGCGCTTGTCGCCTCTGGGAAGACGGGCAGTCTAACTTCAAGTCATTCGAGGACTTCAAGGCTCATACTTACCGTATGGCTGACGAGTTCGACGGTGAAGAGTACACAATCTACGATGTCTCAGGTCAACCAGTAGCGTACCTCTACATGCTGGCTACCGCATCTTGGCACCGACCGACTCCCGGTCTTGACCTTTCAATCGTCGCTATTCGTCGTGACTCGCAGTCCTCCCGCAAGGTTCTTGAGACTGTCAGGCACATCATAGACGAAGAGTGCAAGCGTTGGGGTCTTGGCTGGTATTCTCGTGTCAAGCATGTTTCTGGGTCGGTAGACATCGTAACAACTAAGGAGATTAATCGTGGGTAAATCAATCAGTAAGGCTTTCAAGAAAGTGGTAAAAGGTGCGTTAGGGACCGTTGGTCTTGGAGCTGATGATGCACCTAAAGTTGTTGAGGCTCAGACCCCAGCTGCACCAGTAGAAGTGCCGAACGACAAAGTGGAAGATGTGGATACTGAAGTGACTGCATCTGACGAGAAGAAAGTTAAGCGAACTGGTAAGCGTGGACTTCAGGTCTCTCGTACCTCTGGTGGCGGTATTTCTATTTAAGGAGGTGACGAATGGCTGAACGTGAAGGGTTCGCTGCTGAAGGAGCCAAAGCGGTCTATGACCGACTTAAGAACGGTAGACAGCCATATGAGACACGCGCTCAGAACTGTGCTGCTGTCACTATCCCGTCACTGTTTCCTAAGGAGTCAGACAACTCGTCTACTGAGTACACAACTCCGTGGCAAGCTGTAGGTGCTCGCTGCTTGAACAACTTGGCCGCAAAGCTGATGTTGGCGTTATTCCCTCAGTCACCGTGGATGCGACTGACAGTCTCAGAATATGAGGCAAAGACCTTGAGTCAGGACTCAGAGGCTGCTGCTCGTGTTGACGAAGGGCTGGCTATGGTCGAGCGTGTGTTGATGGCCTACATGGAGACTAACAGTTTCCGTGTGCCATTGTTCGAAGCTCTTAAGCAGCTTATCGTCTCCGGTAACTGCCTGCTCTACATTCCAGAGCCTGAACAAGGTACTTACAGTCCTATGCGAATGTACCGCTTAGTGTCCTACGTTGTTCAACGTGATGCTTTCGGTAACATCTTGCAGATTGTGACGCTCGACAAGGTAGCGTTTAGTGCTCTACCGGAAGACGTTAAGTCTCAACTCAACGCAGACGACTATGAGCCTGACACAGAGCTGGAAGTGTATACGCACATCTACCGTCAGGACGACGAGTATCTGCGCTATGAGGAAGTGGAAGGCATTGAGGTAGCAGGGACAGAGGGTTCATACCCACTGACTGCATGTCCATACATCCCGGTACGAATGGTTCGACTGGACGGTGAAGACTATGGTCGTTCTTATTGCGAGGAGTATCTGGGAGACCTGAACTCGCTGGAGACGATTACAGAAGCTATCACCAAAATGGCTAAGGTAGCCTCCAAGGTGGTGGGCCTCGTTAACCCGAACGGCATCACGCAACCTCGACGTCTGAACAAGGCGGCTACAGGTGAGTTCGTGGCTGGTCGCGTAGAGGACATCAACTTCCTGCAACTGACGAAAGGTCAGGACTTTACGATTGCCAAGTCGGTGGCTGACGCTATCGAGCAACGTTTAGGCTGGGCCTTCCTTCTTAATAGTGCTGTTCAGCGTAATGCCGAGCGAGTCACTGCTGAAGAGATTCGTTATGTTGCTGGCGAACTGGAGGCGACCTTAGGTGGCGTGTACTCAGTACAGTCACAAGAGCTTCAGTTACCTATCGTCCGTGTACTGATGAACCAGCTTCAGTCTGCGGGCATGATTCCTGACCTTCCGAAAGAAGCGGTAGAGCCTACGGTCTCCACTGGTCTGGAAGCTCTGGGCCGTGGTCAGGACTTGGAGAAGCTGACTCAGGCAGTCAACATGATGACTGGTCTTCAGCAGCTCTCTCAGGACCCGGACATCAACTTGCCGACCCTTAAGCTGCGACTTCTGAACGCTCTGGGTATCGACACCGCTGGACTACTCCTGACACAAGACGAGAAGATGCAACGTATTGCTGAACAATCCGCTCAAGGAGCTGTGGTCAACGGTGCGTCTGCTGCTGGTGCTAACATGGGGGCTGCTGTAGGTCAGGGAGCTGGTGAGGACATGGCTCAAGCCTAAACTATCACTATAGGAACAACGGGACACACATTCACCGAGAGTGTGCCACTGGGAGCTACCATACTCTGTCCCGTCACCTATTAACTACCAAAGGAGAATGACTCAATGTCTCAATCAGTTTATGCCGAGTTCGGCGTTAGCTCTAATGCAATCACTGGTTCCGTTGAGGACCTGAACGAACACCAGAAGTCTATGCTTGAACAGGACGTAGCTGTTCGTGATGGCGACGACGCTATTACCTTCAAGCAACTGGAAGCTGAAAATGAAGAGGCGACCGAAGAAGACGAAAACGTCGAAGAGACTGAAGGTGGAGAAGACCACGAGTCCGATGACGAAGAGTCTGAGACCGATGGTGAGCAACCTGAGTTCGTCGAACTTGGTGATGCACCTAAAGAGCTGACCGAAAGTGTCACCGCTCTGGATGAAAACGAAGCTGCATTCGACGACATGGTGTCTTCTGCTGTAGAAGCTGGCAAGGTCACTGCTGATGAGATTACCGCTATCAAGGCTGAATACGCCAAGGACGGTAAGCTGTCTGACGCATCCTACGCTAAGTTGCAGGAAGCAGGTTACACCAAGCGTTTCGTAGATTCGTTTGTCCGTGGTCAGGAAGCTCTGGCTGAACAGTATGCTGCTGGTGTGGTTCGCTACGCTGGTGGTGCTGAACAGTTTAATCGCATCCTGTCACACCTTGAGTCCAACGACCCGTCAACTCGTGAAGCACTGGAAGCTGCTATCGTTCGTAAGGACATTGCGACTACCAAAGCTCTTCTGAATCTGGCTGGCAAGACTCTTGGTAAAGCTGTGGGTGTTAAACCTCAGCGCACCATCACCACTCAGGCTAAACCTGTGGTCGCACCTAAGGCTCCTCAGACCGAAGCATTCAGCTCAAAGGCTGACATGATTAAGGCTATGAGTGACCCGCGATACCTGCGTGACGCTAAGTACACGATGGAAGTTCGCGCTAAGGTAGCTGCCTCAAGCCTGTAGGACTAAACTATCACTATAGGGAGACCAAGAGAAAGACTCAAGGTTTCCCTATTACTTCAGTCCATACGGATTGGGCATACAGTAAGTAATAAACTTTATCTTTCAATTGAATAGGAGAATTATCATATGGCAAACGTTCCGGGTCAGAAAATTGGTACAGACCAAGGTAAAGGCAAATCCAGTTCCGACGCTCTGGCGTTGTTCCTGAAGGTCTTTGCTGGTGAAGTCCTGACCGCATTCACTCGCCGCTCTGTAACCGCTGACAAGCATATTGTCCGTACCATTCAGAACGGTAAGTCTGCTCAGTTCCCGGTCATGGGTCGCACCTCTGGTGTGTATCTGGCTCCGGGTGAGCGACTGTCCGATAAGCGTAAAGGTATCAAACATACAGAGAAAGTGATTACCATTGATGGTCTGCTGACTGCCGATGTGATGATTTTCGACATTGAAGACGCGATGAACCACTATGACGTGGCTGGCGAGTACTCCAACCAGTTGGGTGAAGCTCTGGCTATCGCTGCTGATGGTGCGGTTCTGGCTGAAATGGCTCTCCTGTGTAACCTCCCGGCTGCATCCAACGAAAATATTGCCGGTCTGGGCACTGCGTCAGTACTTGAAGTTGGTACTAAAGCCGACCTGAACACTCCGGCTAAGCTGGGTGAGGCAATCATTGGTCAACTGACCATTGCTCGTGCGAAGCTGACCTCCAACTACGTTCCTGCTGGCGACCGTTACTTCTACACCACGCCTGACAACTACTCTGCAATCCTCGCCGCTCTGATGCCGAACGCTGCTAACTATGCTGCGCTGATTGATCCAGAGACTGGTAACATCCGTAACGTGATGGGCTTCGTTGTTGTCGAGGTTCCGCATCTGGTACAGGGTGGCGCTGGTGAGACTCGTGGTGACGATGGTATTTCTATCGCTTCCGGTCAGAAACACGCATTCCCGGCAACTGCTACTGGCGCTGTTAAAGTTGCTATGGACAACGTTGTGGGTCTGTTCTCTCACCGTTCTGCTGTTGGTACTGTGAAGCTGCGTGACTTGGCGCTGGAACGTGACCGTGACGTCGATGCTCAGGGCGACCTGATTGTTGGTAAATACGCTATGGGTCACGGTGGTCTGCGCCCTGAAGCGGCTGGTGCTCTGGTTTTCAGTCAAGCAGCAAAGGGTTAATGACCTTCAGGACTCTCTCTACTGAGGGTCCTACCTTGGAAACCTTGGAGTCCTCAGTGGGTGTCAGTCTTAAGGTTGACTTCCCTGAGCTGGCAGATGTGACCGACTGGTCTCTGCTGGATGTAACCATGCCGGATGGTGTGAGCTACTCTCGTAGAACTTCAAGTCTCTACTTCAAGGCCACCGATGCTGTGACAGGTCTTGTAACTGTTGGATATGACGGGTCTACCGTTAGGTCATTCAACGTTTCGTTCACAAACTAATTGAAACCCCTTGGGTGCCTTCGGGTGCTTGAGGGGTTTTTTTGCTTAAGGAGGGCCTATGGCTCAATACATTCCACTGAATGCTAACGATGACTTAGACGCCATCAACGATATGTTAGCTACTATCGGTGAACCAGCAGTCCTACAGCTTGACGAGGGGAACGCTGACGTCTCTAACGCTCAACGTATCCTGCATCGTGTCAATCGTCAGGTCCAAGCTAAAGGCTGGAACTTTAACATCAACGAAGCCGCTGTCCTGACACCTGATGTCCAAGACAATAGGATTAGATTCCTGCCGTCATACCTTCGTGTAATGACCACTGGGGCCACCAGCTACTACAGCAACATGGGTGGATACCTGTACGACCTATCCACTCAGTCAACCACTTTCACCGACCCTATCACGGTAGAGCTTGTGGAGATGAAGCCATTCTCCGAGATGCCTGTGGTCTTCAGGGACTACATCGTCACTAAAGCTAGCCGTGAGTTCAACGCTAAGTTCTTCGGTAGCCCAGAGTCAGAGCTATACCTTCGTGAGCAGGAAGCAGAACTCTATCAGCAGGTTATGGAGTACGAGATGGACACTGGTCGCTACAACATGATGTCTGACATCGGGAGGGACTAATGGCTAGTCACAACCTGAAGATTCACCGCCAGCACTTTGGTCCGGTACAGCTAGGTCTAAAGACAGCAGAGCTGAGACTTAACGACCGGGACTTTAAGGTTGGCGACTGGCTTATCCTGAATGAGTGGGACAACGGGTATACTGGACAACAGGTAGCGCGTAAGGTTGTCCACATTGCTGACGTTGGTGACATCGCTGAAGGATATGTCCTAATGAGTATGATTTAAGGAGGGCCTATGCCACTAATTACTCAATCAATCAAGAACCTTAAAGGTGGTATTAGCCAACAGCCTGATATACTGAGGTTCTCAGACCAAGGCGAGGCACAGGTTAACTGCTGGTCATCCGAGAGTGATGGTCTCCAGAAGCGCCCACCTACAGTCTTCAAGAGACGTCTTAACATCGACGTTGGGAGTAACCCTAAGTTCCACCTGATTAACCGTGACGAGCATGAGCAGTATTACATCGTGTTCAATGGGTCCAACATTCAGGTAGTTGACTTGAGTGGTAATCAATACTCAGTGTCCGGTGCGGTAGATTACGTTAAGTCCTCCAACCCGCGAGATGACATCCGCGTCGTTACCGTGGCAGACTATACGTTCGTCGTTAACCGTAAGGTTGTAGTCAAAGGTGGAAGCGAGAAGTCACACTCTGGTTATAACCGCAAAGCACGAGCTTTAATTAACCTGCGTGGTGGACAGTATGGTCGAACCCTTAAGGTGGGAATCAACGGTGGCGTTAAGGTCTCTCATAAGCTACCAGCAGGTAACGATGCCGCGAATGACCCGCCTAAGGTTGACGCTCAAGCCATTGGTGCAACTCTGAGAGGCCTTCTTGTTACTGCCTATCCTTCTTTCACGTTCGACCTTGGGTCTGGCTTCCTGTTAATTACTGCCCCTGAAGGGACCGACATTAACTCAGTGGAGACGGAGGATGGCTACGCTAACCAGCTAATAAGCCCAGTCCTAGACACTGTGCAGACAATCTCTAAACTACCTCTTGCCGCTCCTAATGGGTATATCATTAAGATTCAAGGTGAGACAAACAGTAGCGCCGATGAATACTACGTGATGTATGACTCCAACACTAAGACGTGGAAGGAGACAGTGGAGCCGGGAGTTGTAACTGGGTTCGATGTCACCACAATGCCACATGCTCTGGTCAGACAGTTTGATGGCTCCTTTGAGTTCAAGACTCTGGATTGGTCCAAGCGTGGTGCTGGTAACGATGACACAAACCCTATGCCTAGCTTCGTTGATGCTACGATTAATGATGTGTTCTTCTACAGGAACAGACTTGGGTTCTTGTCGGGTGAGAACGTAATCATGAGCCGTTCAGCCAGCTACTTTGCGTTCTTCCCTAAGAGTGTGGCGACACTGAGTGATGATGACCCTATTGATGTAGCTGTAAGTAACCCTCGAATCTCAATCCTTAAGTATGCCGTTCCGTTTAGCGAGCAGCTACTACTTTGGTCGGATGAGGTTCAGTTCGTGATGACAAGCTCTGGGGTACTTACCTCGAAGTCTATCCAGCTTGATGTAGGCTCAGAGTTTGCCCTAGGGGACAATGCCAGACCGTTCGCTGTAGGACGCTCAGTCTTCTTCTCAGCGCCTCGTGGGTCATTCACCAGCATTAAGCGATACTTCGCTGTAGCTGATGCGTCTGATGTGAAGGATGCCGATGATACAACTGGTCACGTACTGTCCTACATCCCTAACGGGGTGTTTGATATTCAAGGTACAGGGACTGAGAACTACATCTGCGTCAACTCTACAGGTGCATACAACCGTATCTACATCTACAAGTTCTTGTTTAAGGACGGCGTACAGCTTCAAGCCTCTTGGTCACACTGGGAGTTCCCTAAAGATGATAAGATTCTGGCGTCTGCTTCTATTGGCTCTACCATGTTCATCGTTCGTCAGCACCAAGGAGGGGTAGACATTGAGCACCTTAAGTTCATCAAGGAGGCAACTGACTTCCCGTCAGAGCCATATAGACTACACATTGACTCCAAGGTGTCTATGGTAATTCCAATTGACTCATATAATGCTGACGCATATAAGACTACGGTTGACATTGGTGCTGCTTATGGCGGCAACGCTCCGTCTCCCGGTCGGTACTATCTGATTGACAGTCAGGGTGCTTATGTGGACCTTGGGGACTTGACCAGTAGCTCTACTGTGGTTATCCTCAACGGCGATTGGTCAGGACGCACAGTGTTCATCGGACGGTCCTATCTGATGTCCTACAAGTTCTCACGGTTCCTGATTAAGATTGAAGATGATAGTGGCACTCAGTCTGAAGACACTGGTCGTCTACAGCTTCGTCGGGCTTGGGTAAACTACAAAGACACTGGCGCTCTGAGACTCATTGTCAGAAACGGTGAGCGGGAGTTCGTGAATACCTTCAACGGGTACACCCTTGGGCAGCAAACCATCGGGACTACAAACATTGGTGACGGGCAGTATCGCTTCGCTATGAATGGTAACGCATTAACCACGAGTCTAACCTTAGAGTCCGACTATCCCACCCCAGTGTCAATCGTTGGGTGTGGCTGGGAGGCGTCATACGCTAAGAAAGCTCGTTCCGTCTAACTTATTGAAGGGCCTATAGATTTACCTTAACTATCACTATAGGGACTATAGGCCCTTAAGGTTATAAGGAGACTTTATGTATATTCGCAAGGCTACGGAACCAGATGTCCACTACTTTCTGTGGCATCTTTCAGCAGATGATGTTAATGAGTGCAAAGCAAACTATGGGTCAACCGTTGGTCTCTCTGAAAGACTGCTTAAGCATTTATCCCCGTCATCTGTGGTTTTAACGAACGGTGTAGGCGAAGTGTTTGCCTATGGTGGAAACCAAGGTGATAACGTATGGTTCTTGACTTCCGGTCTTGTCTATAAGCTGAGACCTAAAGAGAAGCGAGAGTTCATAAAGCGTATCTCTGAGTACAGGGACTTAATGTTAGACCAATACGGGACCATCTGGAACTACGTGTGGTCAGGCAATAAGTCTCACATTAAATTCTTGAAGTTGCTTGGGGCTAAGTTCCATGATGATTGGACTATCAGCCCAGTAACTGGTGAGCGTTTTCAACTATTCACTATCTCTAAGGAGGACGTATGTGTGAACCCGTAAGTATCGGCATGGGTATCATGGCTACAGCCGGGGCCACTATGTCCGCATCCCAGCAGGCCAAGGCCGAAGGTGCAGCAATTGACGCTCAGAACCGACAGGCTCAGGAAATGGTTAAGCAGATGAACTACTCTGACGCGAACCTGAAGATGCAGGAGCGAGACCTGAAGGAGCAGCAGATGGCTGAACTGACAGAGACCACACTCAACGGTATCCGCAATCAGGGTATGGTCCGAGCTGCGGTGGCTGAGTCAGGTCTGGAAGGTAACTCTATGGACAGGATTGAACGTCAGGTCGCAGGAGATACAGTCAAGGAGCGAGCAGGGATTACCGAAAGTTACAACCGCGACTATGCGGCTATCTTCGGGAACCGTATCGCCAACATTGAGAACACCAAGTCTGCTATCCGTGGTCAAGGTAAAATTATCAAGACCAGCCCACTGGCTCATGCACTTAATGTTGCTACCGCCGGGATGCAAGGCTACGCCGCTGGTAAGTCAATCTCTGGAGAGTCCAGCTCTGGTGGTTCTGCACCAATTAGTGCTGCTAAAGGCACACCTACAGGTCATAGCTAAGAGGAGGACTAATGGCTAGTAATATTGAATCAGCTCTGGCTAATCGGACTATGGGTCGTGGCAGAGCGCCGGGTAAAACTATCGCCGTCAACTATCAAGCAGCCAGCGTTCAGGCTCCAACTGGTGACTCAGGCCTGGCTCGGGCGTTAACCAACTTCGTTGAGTCTGGTACTGGACTATACAAGCAGTTCAAGGACGATGAGAAGACCAGAGCTGACGACCGGTCTAACGAGATTATCCGTAAGCTGACACCTCAGCAAAGACGTGAGGCTATCCAGAACGGCACATTGCTGTATCAGGATGACCCTTACGCTATGGAAGCACTTCGAGTAAAGACCGGTCGTAACGCTGCCTTTGCGGTGGATGACGAGATTAACGTTAAGATTCAGAACGGTGAGTTCCGCACACGTCAGGACATGGAAGAGTATCGCCACCAGCGACTTCAGGATGCCGCTAAGTCCTATGCTGAAGAGGCGGGCATTAACCCTACCGATGAGTTCTTCCAGCGTGGGTTCAACGATAACATCACAGACCGCAACATCGCTATCTATGGATCTTTCAATAAGTATTTCAGCAAGCAGTCTGAAGAGACAGCAATGTTGAACACTCGTATTGAGATGAACTCGTTCCTTAACGATGGGGACCTGATGCGTTCGCCTGAGTCTGGAAAGACCTTCATGGCCTATCTTCGGGATGGACTGACGACTGCTGCTATCCCTTCTGACCAGCGAGCACGAGAGGTAATTACCCAGACGGTCCGTGACGCAATCCAGAAGTCTGGCGGCTCAAACTTCCTACAGCAAGTACGAGGCGAGCGAATCACCCTTAACGGTGTGGACGCTACAGTCGAAGAGATTGTGGGACCTGATGTCTTCAACGCTGCTATTGTTGAGGCACAAGGAACTGAGTACAAGCTGGTGGCTAAGTATCAGGAAGACTTAGCGTTAGGCGTTCAGTCTGCGATTCTTCAGGATGACCCAACCATTGGTCTTGCCCAGATTCAGAAACTCAAGGAGCAGAACAACCTGCTTCAGTCTGGTGAAGAACTAACGCCTCAGCGTCAGATGCTTATTAATGCCGAAGCCAGCTTACTGGAAGCGGTCAAGCGTAAGTCCGCTGAACAGGCGAAGGAGAACACTAAGTTAATCCAGACCCAGAACAAGCAACTGGTCATAGACCAAGTTTATCAGCGACGTCTGGCTGGTGACAACGTGTCCACCAACTATGAGGACCTTCCGGTCTCTGAAGCTACAGGAGAGTTTAAGCGTTCAGACATGAACAACTATGCGTCTGCCAAGCTACAGCAGATTGACCAGATGGACATCCCTGAGGCTGCTAAGGATGCTCAGAAGGTGGCATTGTTAAGAGCTGATACCAACAATGGCCCATTCCGTAACGCCTTCCAGACTCTTACTCAGGATGCTGATGGTGAGTGGCAAGCTGCGGTCATCCGTGGACAGTACGACCCAGATAAGATGAAACGCTTCGAGTCTCTTCGTCGTGCCTACACTCAGGACCCTTCAAGTTTTGCTGCTCTGTATCCTGAGCAGGCCCAATTGTTCACGACTTTCGAGCAGATGGACAAGATAGGTCTGGACCCTCAGACGCTGATTGAAGCTGATAAACAAGCTGCAAGTCAAAGCCGTGAGATGCGCATTGAGTCAGACAAGGCGTGGCAGGAGTTGAAGAACGACTCTCGGAATAAGGACCTTTCGCGTCTTCCAACGTCTCTGGACTCAACTGCTCGTAAGGTCTGGGACTCATGGTACTACAGGACAGGTAACGCTGACGGAGCCACTCAGCATACCCAGAAGTGGTTGAATGAAAACACCGTTACTTTCACCGATGATGGTCAGGATGGTAAGTCCATCGGCATGGTGTCCCATCATCAACTTATGGTCGGGGATGACCCTGAGTCTTGGAAGGTGGGTCGAGACATCATCGACATAGCTCGCAAGCAGCTCATTAAGGCCAACCCTTGGGTAGTGAACTCTCAGTTGTCCGTTGTTGAACAGAACGGCTCTATCTTCCTCCAAGACGCTACAGGGACTATTCGTATTCGATACGATAAAGAACTTGTAGGTAAACTCTACCGCGAACAACAGCAGAAGGCACAAGATGCCGCATACGCTCAGGCAGAACGTGACGCTAACAAGCGAGCGCGTATCGTCGGGACTAAAGCTGCTGGTGACAAACGTCGAGCTGACCAAGAGGCCAACATCGAGAAGCGCGGTGGGGTGTACAATGACGTCTCACTGGAGGGTATCGCAAACGTACTAATTGGTAAGGAGTAACATAATGGCGACTCGTGGTATTCGCAATAACAATCCGGGTAACATCCGGGTAAGTAAGGACCAATGGGAAGGAATGACTGGAGATGATGGCGCATTCGTCACATTCGATAGTCCAGAGTCTGGCGTCCGAGCTTTAGGTAAAAACCTGCTGTCCTACGGTCGCCAAGGTTATGACTCCATCGAGAAGATTATCAACCGATGGGCACCTCCTAACGAGAACGACACTAAGGCTTATATTGACTCAGTGGTGGCTGCAACTGGTATTCCAGCTACCCAGAGTCTCGACCTATCGGACCCTGACACCCTGTCTTCTCTGGCTCAAGCTATCAGCTTCCATGAGACAGGCTCCCGGTACGACCCTGAAGTCTATCAGAAGGGAGTCGCACGAGCACTCAATGGCATTAGCCCAAAGACTCCACCAGTAAGCGCTAACGTATTTGACGCACTCACGGAAGGACTCAAGGCTAAACCTAAAGTAGCTCTTGGTGAGAACCTTCCGACCGCTGCTGGTCTGAACATTGAGGGTCAAGCACCTGAAGCTCCCAACGAATCGTTCGGTGAGATGTTCTATAAGTCTACTGGCGAGACCATGCAGGAACGAGAGGACCGCTCTACGTGGTTCGGTTTTGGTTCTGCTACAGAATCTGAAGTGAAGAACTCTATGGTCGGCGTGGCTATCCGCGCTGGTCAGACCGAGGACTCACTTGATGTCATTGGCGATGTGTTCAACCCGACCCGCTGGAACAACCATAAGTGGTCTCGTGAGGAGCTGGACCAGATTCGTAACGCTGGAGTTCTTCCTCAGTATTACGGGGTCATTACTGGTGGCTCCCCTCAGAACCTGACCGAGCTTATTAACTTGGCGCTTGAGAACCAGAAGTTGGACCAAGAGAAGGCCAAGGCCGGGATTGGTGCTCAGTTAGCTGCTGGTGTGATTGGTGCTGGTGTAGACCCGCTGACCTACGTTCCTATCGCTGGACAGGTTGGTAAAGGCGGTAAGCTGGTCAACAAGATGTTCACCGTGGCTGCTCAATCTGGAGCACTGGCTGGTGTGTCGGAGATGGCCCGTACCTCAGTGGCTGGTGGTGATGCTCATGTGGCTGAGGCTATCCTTGGCGGTGCTCTCTTCGGTGGCGGTATGACTGCTATCGCTGATGGTTTAGGCAGAGCCTTAGGTCGCAACACTAATGAGTTTGCTGGTCCAGCTACACGTCTGGAAGCTCGTGAGACCGCTCGTAACGTTGATGGTCAGGACCTGTCTCGTCTCCCTATTCAGGAAGGTGAGCAGACCTTTAGTCATCAAGGCGTTAAGTTCGCTGACGTTCCGAACGAGCCGGGTAGTGTACGACTGGAAGATGGTTCAATCCTGATTGGTGAGAACCTTCTGAACCCTAAGACACGTCAAGTCTTTGACGAAGTGATTGAGCCTGAACGTGCCGCTGCGGGTGTGAACCTTGGTGGGCTAACTGAGATTGGCCTGAAGCTGCTTCGGTCTGAGAACCCTGAGATTCGTGGAGTCGCTGCGGACTTAGTGCGTTCACCGACTGGTATGCAGTCCGGTGCCTCAGGTAAAATCGGGACCACTGCGTCAGACGTATTCGAGAGACTTCGTGCTGTGGACCATCGGTTCTACAACGACATCGACGATGCGGTTACTGAGGCACTAAAGGACCCGTACTTCCAGACAGCATTCTGGCGAGACTCTGGCGCATTCCGTCAGGACGTCTACCAGCGTGTGTCTATGGCTATCGAAGATGGTAGCGGAAACCTGAAGGCTGAACTGACTCCGGGAGAACTGAAAGTCTATGACCTGCTGAAGAACCAGTTCGACGCCAAGCGTGAGATGATGGAGAACCCAGCGATGTTTGGTCGTCCAGACGCTCAGTCTATCTTTCCTGGTAGCCGCTTCAAGGGAACCTACGTCCCGCATGTGTATAGTAACCAGATGAAGGAGCTGTACATCAAGGAGCTTGGAAGTCCAGAGGCACTACAGGAGGCCATCAAGAAATCATGGTTGACCAGCTATGCGTCTCGACCTGAAGTCAAGAAACGTGTGGACGAGGCACTCTTAGAGTCTGACCCTACGTTGACTCCAGAAGGACTTGCGGCTGCTGTCGATAAGTACGCCAACGATAAGGCTTACGGTATCTCTCACACCGAGAAGTTCGAACGCTCATCCGTAATGGAAGAGAATATCAACGGTCTGGTTGGTCTGGAGAACAACAGCTTCCTTGAGGCTCGTAACCTGTTCGATAGTGATATGTCAATCGTCCTGCCTAACGGTCAGACCTTCAGTGTCAACAACCTTCGTGAGTGGGACATGGACAAGATTGTCCCGGCCTACAACCGTCGAGTTAATGGCGATATTGCTATCATGGCTGGTACAGGCAAAACCACGAAGGACATGAAGGACTTGGTTGAGACCATGATGAACAAGGCTGGGGATGACGGTAAGTTGAAAGGTGAAGTATCTACCTTACGTGACACCTTGAAGATTCTCACTGGTCGTGCTCGACGTGATGGTGCTGATGATGCAGCCTTCGCTACCGTGATGCGCACAATGACAGACCTATCGTTCTTCGCTAAGAATGCCTACATGGGTGTTCAGAACTTAACGGAGATTGGTGGTATGCTGGCTCGTGGTAACGTTCGTGCGCTGCTTCATGGAGTCCCGATGTTCCGTGACCTAGCCTTCCGTAACAAGAAGGTAGGAGCCTCAGAGATTAAGGACCTTCACAATGTTCTCTTCGGTAAGGAACTTGATGACTCAATCCGTCCGTCTAAACAGGATGTCATCGACCGTCTGCGGTCTTACAGTGACCTCGGTCGTGGTACGGCTACAGCTCTGGGGACTGCCAAGTATTACACTGGTGAACTTGCAGTACGCTCTCCGTTCACTAAAGTCCTCAACGGTACGACCAACTACCTGTTAGATGCTGGACGTCAGGGATTCCTGTCTGACATCGTGGAGCATAGTCTGACTGGCAGTAAGCGTCGGTTCGATGACCGCTGGCTGAAGACCGCTGGTATCTCTGACGAGCAGTGGAAGGGCATTAAGTCCCTAATCCGTGAGTCAGTGACTCGTGGTCCAGACGGGAAGTACACCATCAAGGATAAGAAGGCGTTCAGTCAGGATCCAAGGGCTATGGACCTGTGGCGTATGGGTGACACCATCGCTGATGAAACGTTACTACGACCTTATAAGCTGTCTAACATGGATGCCAAGGCTTATGGCCCTATCGCTAAGACTGTCCTTCAGTTTAAGAACTTCGTCATCAAGTCCATCAATGGTCGAACCATGCGAACCTTCTATAACGCCACGAAGAACAACCGAGCGATGGACGCTGCACTGTCTACTGTGATGTCTATGGGTCTGTCTGGTATCTACTACATGGCTCAAGCTCACGTCAAGGCTTACGCTATGCAGGATGGTCGAGACCGTGAATACCTCAAGCAAGCTCTGGACCCGACGATGATTGGCTATGCGGCTCTGTCCCGTAGTTCACATCTGGGTGGACCACTTGGAGTCGCCAACATTCTTGGTGGTATCGCTGGGTATGAGGACACTAAGATGCTCCGTTCGTCTATCCTCCCTCGTTCACCTACAGAGAAGCCTGAACGTGCTTTCACATATGGTGCGTCTACAAGTGACCCTGTGATGAATATTGTTGGTAACTTCTTGGAGCAGGTTCCAGCTTTCGGATATGCTGCTAACGTTGGCGCTTCGGCTTACAACTTGGCTGGCTACCTAAAGGCTGATACTCGTGTCAACGAGCGTGACTACATGACCGGGATGTATAATACGTTCCGTGAACTGGTTCCGAACGACCCAATTACCCAGAAGTTGCTGCTTGGAACGTTTGAGGAGCAAGGCATCCACATCAAGGACTAAACTATCACTATAGGAAACGGGAGGCGCTACCATAGGTCTCCCTTTAATTCATAACAGGAGGCATAATGTCCACTATTACACAATTCCCTTCAGGAAACACTCAGTACAGGATTGAGTTCGACTACCTAGCCAGAACGTTCGTTGTTGTTACGCTGGTGAATAGCTCTAACCCTGCCATGAACCGTGTACTGGAAGTTGGTCGAGATTACCGATTCCTTAATCCAACGATGATTGAGATGTTGATTGACCAATCAGGTTTCGACATCGTTCGTATTCACCGTCAGACTGGAACTGACTTAGTGGTAGACTTCAGGAATGGCTCAGTGTTGACAGCTAGTGACCTGACCAATGCAGAGCTTCAGGCTATCCATATTGCAGAAGAAGGTCGAGACCAAACGGTTGACTTAGCTAAGGAATATGCCGATGCTGCTAGTAGCTCTGCTGGCAGCGCTAAGGATAGCGAGGACGAAGCACGACGAATCGCTGAGAATATCAAGGCATCTGGTCTAATTGGCCATATTACCCGTCGCTCCTTCGAGAAAGGCTTCAACGTTACAACATGGAACGAGGTCCTGCTATGGGAAGAGGATGGTGATTATTACCGCTGGGATGGTACGCTTCCAAAGAACGTTCCTGCTGGTTCAACTCCTGAAACTTCCGGTGGTATTGGGCTGGGCGCGTGGGTTAGTGTTGGGGACGCGTCATTAAGAAGCGCACTTAAAACAAATAATGGTTCCAATTTAGTTGGGACTAATAACGGATTAACTGTTCAACAACGATTAAATTTAGACCGCGCAGACATCTCTAATTACGGGTATGTTTATGGTAGTGGTGCTGATGGTAAAGACGCGGTGCTATCAGCCGTATCGGACCACGGGTACGCACACGTAACTGGCGCCACGACATTATCGAGTTTTGATTGGCCTGAAGGAGCCAGATTGACAGGAAAGGCCACCATCACATACACAAGGCTACCAAACGTTCCATGTGAACTTGATAGTGAAATACCTGTAGACCATTCACTGATGAAGGCTGTATACGTTCATCGCGTGTTTGATATTTGTGACATGTTACAACTAAAAACCGCCGGGTTTAATACGCTAATTCACTACGGTCAAGCGTGGACAAACGGTGGGAATATGGAAAAGGCCTGTAACGCCGCAGAAGCTGTTGGGCTTAAACTTATACTTGGTGGGCCAGTATACGGGCAGACAAACACTCCGGCTACAGACCTTGACAGCAGAGATTGCGTTATCGGCTATTACTTGTTTGATGAACCGCAAAATAATTCAGTAAGCAGAGCAGTGCAAGAAACGCGCATCTCGGCATTTAAATCATTCACAGAAAAATCATTATGCATAGCTGAAAATGGTATTTTTGGGTTTGACTCAAATACACACCCGAACGGTTATGGTGGTACTGGATATGATATTATATTTGCAGACGCGTATTACCATGATGACTGGGATGATGCCCGGAATAAGCGACAGGCTGTTATTGGGTGGGGGGAACTGAAGTATAAATGTCCCACATCAAGAATTGTACCTTGTGTTGGATTGTTTACAACTGACGCAAATGGTGGTTCTGACAACTTCAAAAACAAAGCAAAACAGATAGCTTTCGCTAAGAAGTTTTTTAACATGGGTGACGGTGAGTATGCGGCGTTCTCGTGGGAGACACAACTCATCGTAAACACACACAACACATTGACCACCGATACTGATTTGTATGCTTTAGGGAAAGAATTAAATTCTGCACCTAGACAAAAACCTTATGACATAGATGTGTATGCATTTTACCCGGATAGAATGGGTGGAGCTATGCAGTTGTACAATGACAAGTACAGTTCTGCCGATGTCACACCATTCCAGACTATCAATACCGGGAGCGTACAAGGTGAGCGTAACACTACATTTAAACAGGGTGGTATTGCGGCAAGAAACACTGGCGGTGTGTTTGCTACGAGGATGAAGAACCACGGCTACATAGCCTTTGAGCTGTATTATTTTAATGGGGCAGATTCTGCGAATACTTCAGCAGCAATAACAACATGTACTGATGACTTCTACACTAATACAGAGCAATTAACATTCACGTACAATAATTCAAATAACGCGTGGATTAAGTCTGTTGAAACAGCTCCCAATTTGGGTGTTGGTATAAAGCTTGTTCCTTCGGCGTCGTACAACATGCGGTGGAAGATGGTGCGCGGAGGGATTATCGATTGCTCGTGGAGGGGAGAGGAGATATAGACTAACTACACGCTGACTAGCGTATGTAACAACTTTGGGTCACGGACGACCCGCTTTAAACTGGAGGTTTTATGATTGAGTTAGACTTCAAGAATGAGGTCCTTAAAGCCTCTCCTATAGTCGGGACCGCTGCGGCTGATGGTGCCAGTCGGTTCTTCTTCGGACTTACACTGAACGAATGGTTCTACGTTGCAGCTATCGCGTACACCGTTGTCCAGATTGGTGTGCTAGTCTACAAAACGATTAAAGGAGGTGGTAAAACATGACGCAGATGGACTTAGAGAAGTTCCTCTTGATGCTTGATACTGAACGTGCTCGACTCATGCTGCAAGACTTGCGGGATGACACTAAGCGTTCACCTCAGCTCTACAACGCCATTGAGAAGCTGCTTGCTCGTCACAACTTCGTGTTAAGTAAGGTGTCTGTGGACGAGAAGACGCTGGCTGATATGGAGGCCCTGAACGCAGAGTACGATAAGGTGCTTTCAGCGACTGAGGATAATGACACCGGGTATGGCGTTCAATAAGTGTTAGACTCAAGGTCATTACTATATGTAGTGGCCTTTATGGTTAACACTAACTAGTGGAGGCGACTCTACGTAAAATCTGATAAACCGGGAGGGCAACTATGCTCGAATTTTTAAAGAGAGCGGCTCCGTGGTTACTTGCAGCAGTGATGTTTGCTGGTGGCTACCACACCGCTAACAATAAGTGGGAGGCTAAGGTCAATGCAGAATACACCTCGAATCTTAAGGCATCGGAAGATACAAGGCTTGCTGTCCAAGCTGAAGTCAACAAAGTGTCCAAACGGTTTCAGGACGAAATGTCCTCGCTGGAAGGCAGCACTGATAGGATTATTGCTGACCTTCAGTCTGACAATAAGCGGCTGCGCATCCGAGTCAAACCTACGAGTGGAGCCACGCAAAGTGACGGTCGATGCATCGTTGATGGTTACGCCGAACTTGACGAACGAGATGCTAAACGTCTTATCGCCATCGGAGTGAAAGGAGACAAGTGGATTAAGGCCCTTCAGGACACTGTGAGAGCCTTGCAGCAAGATAAGGAGGTGACGCATTGAGTAAAGACTTAGTGGCGCGTCAGGCGCTAATGACAGCACGTATGAAGGCAGACTTCGTGTTCTTCCTGTTCGTATTATGGAAAGCTCTGTCACTCCCAGTCCCGACTCGCTGTCAGATTGACATGGCGAAGAAACTATCGGCTGGGGACAACAGGCGTTTCATCCTACAGGCGTTCCGTGGTATCGGGAAGTCCTTCATTACGTGTGCATTCGTGGTCTGGAAACTATGGAACAACCCAGACTTGAAGTTCATGATTGTGTCTGCCTCAAAAGAACGAGCCGATGCTAACTCCATATTCATCAAGCGAATCATCGACCTCATGCCTCAGCTTCAGGAACTCAAACCTAAGCAGGGACAGCGAGATGCGGTTATTAGCTTCGACGTTGGGCCAGCCAAGCCAGACCACTCACCTTCGGTTAAGTCTGTTGGTATCACTGGTCAGTTGACTGGTAGTCGTGCTGACATCCTGATTGCCGATGACGTAGAGGTTCCGAACAACTCAGCGACTCAGGCCGCACGAGACCGTCTGTCAGAGCTTGTGAAAGAGTTCGACGCTATCCTGAAGCCGGGAGGTACAATCATCTATCTGGGTACTCCTCAGAACGAGATGACCCTGTATCGTGAGCTGGAAGGTCGTGGGTATACCACTACTATCTGGCCCGCTCGTTATCCACGCGATAAGAATGACTGGCAGTCTTACGGCGACCGTCTGGCTCCTATGCTTCAGGCAGAGCTGGAAGAGGACCCTGAGTCATTCTACTGGCGTCCGACCGACGAAGTACGCTTCGATGATACGGACCTGAAGGAACGTGAGCTGTCATATGGCAAGGCTGGCTTCGCTCTACAGTTCATGCTTAACCCGAACCTGAGTGATGCTGAGAAGTACCCTCTAAAGCTCCGTGACCTTATCGTAGCCGACTTGGACCCAGCGTCCAGCCCAATGGTCTACCAATGGTTGCCAAACCCTCAGAACAAGCGTGAGGACGTTCCTAACGTTGGACTCATGGGTGATTCATACCACACGTATCAGACTGTAGGTTCTGCCTTCAGCTCGTACACCCAGAAGATTCTGGTCATTGACCCTAGTGGTCGTGGTAAGGATGAAACTGGCTATGCGGTACTGTACCAGCTAAACGGCTACATCTTCGCTATGGAAGTTGGTGGCATGCGTGGTGGTTATGAAGACTCTACGCTGGAAGCCTTGGCTAAGATTGGTCGTAAGTGGAAGGTCAACGAATACGTCATTGAGGGTAACTTCGGTGATGGCATGTACCTTGAGCTATTCAAGCCTGTAGCGGCCCGTATCCATCCTGCGGCTGTAACTGAAGTGAAGAGTAAGGGTCAGAAAGAACTCCGCATCTGTGACGTTCTGGAGCCTATCATGGGGTCTCACCGACTTATCGTTAACGCTGCTGCTATCGTCCAAGACTACCAGTCAGCCTCTGATAAGGATGGTGTTCGTAACCCTATCTACTCTCTCTTCTATCAGATGACCCGTATCTCTCGTGAACGTGGAGCCTTGGCACACGATGACCGACTTGATGCGCTGGCTATCGGTGTACAGTTCTTCGTTGAGTCTATGGCTAAGGATGCCAACAAAGGCGAACGTGAAGTCACTGAGGAGTGGCTGGAGGAACAGATGGAGAACCCACGGAAAGGCTTCGAGTCCATCCACACTGAGTTCTGGGACAATGGGGTCCGGGTAACTCACGATATGGACGAGCTTGGACTAGGGTCATACGTTACGTTCCACTAATAGGAGGAGGAGAAACATGAGTAAACAGAAGGCCATCGACAGGGTGGCCCTCTTTAATCACTATGCTTATGTAGATGGTGAGTTGGTGTGTAGGAAACCTTATAAAGGATCTCGCAAGAAGCCCGGTGAGGTAATGGGACATTCAGTTCATCCGTCTGGGTACGCAATCGTGAAGGTTCTTGGCAGTCGGTATAGACGTGCCAGAATCATCTACAGCCTAGTCGTTGGTCGAATACCTTCTGGCATGATGGTTGACCATATCAATGGTGATAGACTTGATGACAGGCCGGATAACTACAGGTTAGTAACAGCATTAGAGAACCGATGGAACTCAGGAGGTGGCGATACTAATGGTCTACCCAAAGGTATCAGCTTTTTCAAGCCTACCGGAAAGTATCGCGCTCAGTTGCGCCTAAAAGGTAAGTGCTTCACGAAGACCTCAGATTCCATAGAGGAACTAGAGGTGTGGCTTGATGCTTTACGCACTGAGAAGCACAAGGAATACGCAGTAAACCGACGGTCCCCTAAGCGTGATAGGACCCATAGAAACCACAAGTAAATTCAATAGGTTAACTTAACTATCACTATAGGGATGGGGGG